GAGTGATTTGATATCGTCATTGTGTAGAATGGGTACTTTAGACTGAATGATGATTTCACCACCATCAAGTTCTTCGTTAACATAATGAACAGTTGCACCAGTTTCAGTTTCACCTGCTTCCATTGCCTGTTCGATTGCATGTAACCCCTTATACTTAGGTAAGAGTGAAGGGTGTACATTTATTATTCTACCACGAAATGCATCAATGAAATCTTTTGTAACGATTCGCATCCAACCTGCTAATACTATCAGGTCTACATTCCATGCTTGAATAAGTCGGATCATGTTGATCTCGTCAGTCGACTCAATGTAAGAATGAGGTATACCGAATTTGTCGGCACGTTTTGCTGCTCCACACTTCTTTTTGTTATGGATCATCAACACAACTTCGTCATTCTTACACGTTCGCACAATGTTCTCGAAATTTGAACCATTTCCAGAACACAGTACGGCTATTCTCATTGTTTTATCGGGCGAGGGTTAGTTCGACGATTGATGATCGTTATGAATTTGTCAGCAGCAAATGTGCCTGCGAGACATACTTCAAGTTCGTCATCATCTTGCCAGTTTACATCACCATTCATCTTAGTATGATTCATGGCTTCCTGTATCTGGTCTATTACTTCTTGCGTTAATTTCATCAGTTATGTGGATTATATTTACGAAGTATGTAAAGTGCAATCGCAACTCCGATTGCTGAGGATCCACCGACGATGAGTAATAAAGGCATGGAATTATTTAGGTAACTGGTCTATCATTTTGCGTACATTTTCCTTCAATGTGTCATAAAATTGGGGTCCTATGTCAGAAGGTGGCATACCTAACATGGTTGCTGCCTGTTTGACTTGCTGAACTAACTGTTTTGCGTCAGGATCCTCAGATAATGTAACACGCATGTACATAGTCTGCTGTACATTTATGAGTTCCAACATCTTCTGAAGTTGTTCACGTTTCTCATCCACACTGAGTATAAGTCCCATGCGATTGATCTCTAGATACAGTTCTTGCATCTTTTCGAGTTCTTTCTGGACAATTTCAGATTTGAAGAATTTACTCATAAGTACTGTGCTTTTACTATTTGCTTATATTTACCCAAATCCACTGTTAGGAATGGGTCGTATTTCACTACCCTAGTCTTTAAGGGTTTCCAGACTATCTCCTCCTTGATTTGTTTATCAAACTGAGGGATGAACTGGAAGATCTTATTGAATATGGTAAGTGTCTCCAAACATATTCTACCACCTAAATGTGCTTTTAGCAAGGGTGGGTGTACTGATGTAACTTTGAAGAGATCATCGAACTTATCACACATCTCGTGAAGTGTCATCACATCCTCCTTGAAGTGATAACTCAGAGCCTGTTTGCGTTTGTTGTACTCAGCATAATTCTTGGCACCCTCTCTGACTAGGGTTGCAGGATATACCTTATCCTCTGCGATTAAATTAGAGACAAAAAATTCGCGTAGCTCGAAGTCCTTGAACTTCCTTGAGAGTTTGACAAAAAAGAACTTATCTTTTCTTTGGTCAAAAGAAACCTGTGATGCCTTAGCATTTCCACCATATTGAAAATAGTCATAGGTATTGGAAGTAAAATGAAGTTTCAGAGCGAGATACATCTTGTATACTTCAAATCCTGTCATGTCTTCAAATGAATGTTACCTGCTATGCTAACCCTCTGCTCCTTACAATTATAAAAAGGATACACTTGGTGCTTTAACTTACTAGGAAATAATACCATAGTTCCTTCCATTTGTCCACTCATATAATAAGTGAACGATTCCATGTCTCCTAGAATGTTAATGTACTGAAACTCGAAGTTGGATACAGCACTGTCATTGAACATATAATCTCTCTGCACTGCATAATTCGTAGGGATCTTCATCCAGATAACAAAACTATACACACCATTGTGGTTGTGTATAGGATTAAACTCTGTCTCTCTCTGATAGTTCACCCACCACTGTGACATGACATAAGGATGTCCAGATGTGGTAGGGATCTTCTCTCCAAGATTACTAAACTTTGTCTGATACTCATTGATCATTGGTGCTACAGTTGTTCTGTAGAAATAATCAGTACCACCTAGTTCGTAACTATTTTCTATGTGTCCAACAAGTGCAGATTTATATTCATTACCTTTCTGATCAATACGCTCCCAAAGGTAATTTATTTCATCTTCACTTAATTTCTTTTCAATGATCCCTAAGTTAGGAAATTGAATAGCGTTCACAATTTAAGTAAACCTCTTGAAGTTCTCTTCATGAAGTTGAGACGTTGTGCCTCATATTTTAATTTCTCTTTTAATGGTTTGGAGATCAGTTTATTAACTCCATCCAGTTCTATATTCTTGTCTTCGCAAAACTGTACTACAGCTTCGATATAATTGAGATTACTATCTTTGACTATCTTCTCTATTTCTACTGAGAACTTCGCAGCAGTCATAAAGTTTTCTTCAAAGACATCATCTATCTTACCACTCGCCATATGCTTCTCGGTAGGCATCAATGTATCCTTTAAGTTTGCGAGCATACTTAAACTTGTCATAAATTTCAAATAATTGAGGTTCGCCTGTTTCGCAGGCGATAATGGTTACGAGCTTCTTGACCATAAGACCAGTTAGCTCTTGAAACATTATAGCATAAGCTGTCTCTTGTGCAAAGTAGTCGTGTATCCACTCTTCACGTTTCGTCTTAGTTGATGTTTTGAAATCTATTATCGCAAGTTCTCCTTTATACTCAGCAATACAATCCACTCGACCTGCTAACTTTAACACCTTACTAGAAAGGGGTGCTTCGAGAGCATGTATATTGTTAATACTATCTAGGTGGGGTTTGATCTGGTAAAATAACCCCATGGATAGTGGGTCATCTTTATACCTACTAATATCTTCATTTTTGAGGTACAACTCAGCAAGTTTGTGGCACTTATTACCACGTGTTGTTGCACGTTTTGTTACCTTATTTGCTTCTTCCTCGCCAACTCTATTTCTCCATTCCATGATAGACTTCTTTTTAGAATGTCCGATCACAGTTGTAACAGAAGGGTAGAAAGTATCCTCAACCTGATACCTCCTACCCTGTTTAGTTGTTGTTGCTTTTAACTCTGGAAAGTTATGTAAATTTAAGTGCTTAAAGTCCAAGGTTCATCTTACTAATCAAATACGATTTGACTAGACCAGATCTAACGATGTCATCAATTCCAAATTCGATACCCTCGAATTCATCCATGTCATCAATAATCTTTTTAAAGTCCATGATACCAGTTTTCTCATGGGCTTTTGTCAAGTCAGTTTGTGCAGCGTCACCTGCAAATACAATCTTACTATTAACTCCTAAACGTGTAATGATGGAGTCTAGTTCGTGGAAGTTTAAATTCTCTGATTCATCCACTAAGACTATACTGTTATCTATGGTAGTTCCACGAATGAAACTCGTAGACCAGAATGATATTGTGTCCTGTGCTTTAAGATTAGCATAGAGCATTTCAAATGATGGGTCATCAGGCATCTCGAACATGAACCTAACCATGTTCTTGTATGGTATCTGATAAAGGTTTGCTTTATCCTCATGGTCGCCTGGTAGGAAACCAATCTCTCTCGTTGGTACTAACGATCTGACGATATACAACTTATCATAAGGTGTTTTCTCGTCTAGTATATCACGAAGTGCCAGATATATGGTAATGAATGACTTACCAGTACCAGCACATCCAAATAGGAATAAGTTTTTAGCTTTACTCCATGCATCAAACACCTTCTGTTGTGAGTCAGTAAGAGGTTTGATGTCTAATAGATGTTCAGTTCCGATAGGTTTGCGTCTCATCTGTCTGGTGGATAAGTTAGCCAACGTTGGCTGTTTCTTGCTCTTTACGGGCATACTAGAGTTTGTCGAATTTAGCGTAAGGGTGATGCTTCTTCACGTTGTTCAAGCGATCCTTGAACCCCTGAGGAAGTTTGTTCTGATAGTCACCTACCTCTGACACAGCAGATGCTACACCTGCTTGCCAGTTTTTCTCCCATTCGGGATTGGCAGTCCTCCACTCCTCATATTGAGAAATGGTCATAGTAAGGTCTTTTTCCTCACCTGTTTTGTAATTTTTAACTGAATACAATGGCATTACTTATACTCCCAATTCAATGCTTTACTACAGATAGGGAACTGTTGTTTGAATATACCACGTACCTCTTTCACAATGTCCATGTGTTCTTTTTGAGTCCCGTGTGCACTTCTTAACTCTATATAGTGGATCCATGACCGAACACTACCTGTCATGTACAATCTGGTAGGTGTTGCTAACGGGAGAACAAATCTCGCACACTCCTTCGCAATACCCGAAGCGAGGAGTTCGTTGTATAAATCCATCGCTTCAACAAAATGGAGACCAATCTTGTATTGGAGATCTGCTTTTTTGTTCTTCGGTACGTCATCGGTACTATTCTGTCTATTCTTTGTGTCCTGATGTCTAAGATCAGGTATAGGAATCTCTTCTGCTAACAGGTTAGTGTCAGCATATCTTTGACTAAACTCTTGAAAAGTAAAAGAACGATGCCTTAATATCTGAGCACCAAGACCTCTAGTGGTCTCGATCTCCAGTGTCATGTGTGCTTGCTCGAAGACTGACCAATGACCATGCTTTATGCAATATGCCAATAAACCATCCACGGTTGGATTGTTTTGATTCTTGGGATTGCTCACTCTCGCCACGTACCCCATCGTTTTTTCTGCGTCTGGAGTTACGCTCACTAATTTTACTTTCATGTTTTAATTCACGTTTAATCATTTTAGCATACCATATTTCTTTTTTGGTATACCAATCAGGATGTTCTTTTGCTCTTTTTATTAATTTTTTTGCTGCTTTTTTGTCGTTCATGATGGACTTTAAAACCTATCCACTCGTTGATAACGAAGTTAGACCTGATTGGATATTGATTCCAAAAGAGCAAAAATGAACGCATCGTCTGAGTTTCCCCAGTGCGTTCGCTTTCTTTTAAAAGATCCAATAGTTCTATATCACTATTTATTTGTGTGATCATATAAAGCCTCGAACAAATTATCTGCTAGGTCGTCAATGTCTTGACCTTTAGGATCTGCTTCAAATAGGAAATCCTTTGGGTTCTTTCTCTTCTCTTTGAAGAGATCATTTGCTTGACGAGAGATATGTTTTGGTATCGAAATTTCCTGGAGAAATTGTTCCTCCGCAGAATCCGATTGATTTGAGGTGTTTTGATCCGATTTTGTCATAGTAACAGTCGAAAATGTCTACTTTATTACCCATTACTATATCGTAATGGTCGGAGTAATGTTCTTCTCCTTTTTTCATGTCTAGGTAATGAACTAAACATGCATTGGTTGGAAGTTTTTTATCATGTGATTTAGATATCTCACATGCATGATGTAAGACAGTAACACGATATTTGTCTTTGAGATTAGCAACTTCCTCGTTACTCTCCCAAATCATCCTCTATTTCCCCACTCAATTGATGGGAATGCTTCAGATACTACTTGCTTAGTAATCCTATACTTTGCTTGTAAGTCCTTATTACAGGCAGATACTAGCATGTGTGCTTCGTCTTCATGAAGTCCTTCTAATAACTGTACAAAGAGTTGTTCTCTCTTCATACCTTTAATAGAACTGTCTCCACCTTGGAAGAACCTGTATAGTCCACGATACTCATGTGTTAAACGAGTGTGTTCTGTACCTGCAGGTGCATCATTTGCTTTAAAAGGTACGTCTCCTTCTGGTAGAAGGAATTTTAACGATTCATCAAAATTGATGATTAAAATTGCACGTAAGGCATCTTGATTATACTCTTGGAGTAAATCTACCTTCTCTGCTTTAGTTTTAGCAGAAGAAACCTTTTGAAGGATTTCTGTTATAAGTGCATCATTAGGTAATTTTCTTGGTGCCATATCAAGTCACTTTTTTAGTATTTTATCATACTTCGTCGTCATCGTCAAGTAGATCATCAGGATCTGCAAATCTGACAGCGAGAAGTTCTTCATTTACATACGCTCCACCGCCATCGAGGAACTCAGGATGTAAATTATCTAGTTGTCTCTTATATGTATGCTTCGCCACAGCCTCGTGATATTGCCACCCTATGACCCCTCCTAATAAGAGAGCTAAGAATATGCCTATCCCAGAAAAGAATAGTATTACACTAGTTTCCATCGTCTTCCTCCTTACGTATGTCTATTCTAATACGTACCAAACGATCTAGCAAACGAAAGGTACGATCAATGTTGCTTGGTCGTACCGCCCTCCTTCTCGGTAACATAATCTCTATACCCCTATTTAGAGCGAACTCTTCGGGACTTTTTATCTTTGTACTTTTCTGCATCACTAAGAATTTTGTATAGGTATTTTCTGATCTTTCTCGCTTCAGATTTCGTCCAATTCGGGTATGCTTCCCGAATAAAGGAATGACCCCCCTCGATTACGAGGTCAAGGTCATCTAAGGTTATTCTAATGTTCTTGGCAGTTCCACATTCAAGGAAATCTACTATTTCACGTTTTGTTAGGTTGTTATGAATCAAATACTCGTACATTTTGAAATTATGTTTATGTGCAAACATTGCATCATTGACAGCGTTTTCAACAATGTCAATAAGTACGTCTTCTTTCTCCATTAGACCATGTTATGTTCTCGGAGGTATTTAACAGTTTCTGTACATCCACCCATTTTTTGTCCGTTAATCATAACTTGC